GCATTGATGTTGTGATACCATTTGCCATTGTAATCACGAGAATCCACACTAAATTCTACTTCTACTTCACCACCTACTTTGTGGTTCTGCAACTGGTCTTGTTTCATTAAAGTGAAACAAATTAACTTTGGGTATTTAGGGTCAAGTGTTTCAATTACAAACTCTGACTTATTCCATTCTTTACCTGCTTTTGTTAAGCCACTTACTACTTCACCAATTTTGGTGATTTTTCCTTTTACTTTGTACATAATTGTTATTTTATTTTTAATTTATTATTTCAAACCAACACTCTTGCTTTACGCAATACCACTTTAATTTATTTTTATCATTTCTTATTTTAAACATAATTTTACTATCCCAACATCTATCTTTATCTTCTACACTTAACACATAATATTTTTTATTTATTGTTAAATCTTTTAATAAACCTTTACCATTGCTAATAACTTTTATGTAGTCCCCTATTTCGCAGTTTTTTAATGGTTTCATATTATTGGTTGTTTTAAAATGTTAATTAATGCATCTCTTTGCTCTGATGCTTGTGCTACTTCTTGCAAGATTTTTGCTTGAACTTCTAAATCTGCTTTTACTATTTTGTAAAATATCCGTACGTTTAATGGCAAGTCTATTTCTATTTTATTGCCATCAAAATCGTAGTTTGTAGATGTTAAATAGCGAACTAAATAATGATTCGTTACAGCAGGGTGTCCTAAACTTTCGTTGTGTTTAGTTAGTGACATCATTTGCATTTGCGCTTGATAGAAGTATGCCTTTGGTACGTTTTGAAACTCTGGTTTACTATCGTTAATCATCATCATTTTTTGCTCAAAGAACTTTTCAGTAGGACATTTTAAATCAATACTTGCTGCCATTACACCATCAAAATCTACTAAAGCAGCATCAGGAGTCGAACCACAATTCTCGTTAATTGGAAAGTAAACTGAATCTAAATATATTGCGTTCAATCCTGTTACCTCTATAAACGATTCTAATGCTTCTAATTCGTTTATATTACCATGTTCGGTATGTTTACTACTAAAACTTTTTGCATAGCCTTTAACAGCCTCTATTGCTTTATCCATAATATATGAATCTTTTGTTGCTCCCTTGCCACCCACAAACAAATTGTGGATGGTGGATGCTGTAAATTTACCTAATCTTTCGTTACTTAACATTTAATAGTTCCTCAACTTCTTTAGTTAATTGATACTTTGCTTTTACTTTGTTAATGTCACCACCATTCTTTACATATTCTAATGCATCAATGTATGCAGGTGAATATTTAGCCAGTGTTGGTTTGGTATCTGCTTTTGGTTTTACTGCTGCATTACCATCATCATCTTCGCTACCTAAATTAACCATTGATTGAAGACCATATCTTCTTGCATAACTTAAACCACTACCGTGCGATTGTGCATCGTTTTGTTTAGCACAAATAATCTCGGTGTAACCTGCAATCCATTCGCCTGATTCGTGAATTAAAAGTGTTTTTACAAATGGTTTACCATTCATTTCAACTGTTGGCTGCATTGCACATATTCCGTTTTCGTTTAGTGCAGGAATACAAGCCTCACGTACTGCATTGATGTCAGCATACTTGCTTTTAAAGAAAGGATTTGATGCTGATTTAACAGCATTGCTCATTGATGTTTGAGCCTTTACTAATGCTTTTGCAATTAGTGTGATTTGTTCTGATTGATACTTTAAATTTTCCATTGTTTGATTTGTTTTTTTGTTTGTTCTAATTGATTTTTATAAATACTTATTTGTTTATCATATTTATCGTGTTGCAATATAACTTTTTTTGTTAATATATTCTGCATAAGTAATATTATTTCTTCTTCAAGTTCTTGAATTTCAAGTGAAATAATTTTTTCGTTATGTTTTAAATATTCCAAATTCATTAGAATAACTGGTTTAAAACGCAATCATATACAAAACTTGAATCGCAGTTCAATTCTTCTATTTCTGCATCAGTTAATTCTACTCCATCTATTTCTGCACTTACTATGTAAGCATCGCAAAAGTCTGGGTAATCATTGGTGTCTATTCCACCTAATTCTATGTTACTTATTTTATCTAATTCCATTGTGTCGGTTGGCTTATAAGGTTTAAATTTGTTGTGATTAAATATAGCAACCATTGTGCTTGTTTTGTTTTTAAAATATTACGTTCATTTATTGCTATGTTGCGTAACCTGTTTATTCTGTCGTATCGGTTTCGAAGTGTGTCTATTCTGCTCATTTGTTTTCGGTTTTAAGTTTTTCTACTAATTCTTTTTGTAATCTCCACTTGTTAGCTGCTTTGCCTAACTCAATAAATTCTTGGTCATCGCATTCTCCAGTATGTGTTATTTCTAAACAATTCTTGTAATACTGCCATAGTATAGCTAACTTGTTTTCTTCTTGTTGTATGCTCATTCTTTATAGCCCCCATCATTATTGTAAAACTCGGTTAATATTGCAGGTGCATTTTGACCTAATGCTAATTTGATAGCCATTTGATAAGTTCCTTTGCATAATGTAGGTGATTCACTTATAATTTGCTTTAGTACTGTTTGAAATTGCACTCCCATTTTATCAGCAATATACCCAATTGCTTCTTGGCTTTCCAGTAGTTGTAATACTACTTCTTTTTTTAATCGTTCTTTTTGCATTATGATGCTTTCTCGCTTATTAATGTAAATACTTCATTGAACTTGGCATCAAACTCTTCTTGGTTTGATTCTCTTGGTGCTAAACTTAAAGCACTACTGGTATTGCTTATACTTATATGTTCTCCATTTGGATAAGTACATACTAATACTGATTCTGTTTCACTTACTATTTTAAAGTAATGGCAACTGTTTTTACGATACGCAGGTAATTGTAATTCGTGCGTTTCTTCGATTGTTTTTGTAATTGTGATTTTCATTGTTTAATTTGATTAGTCGTGTGTGATTAATAATACTACATAAGCCATAAGGAACATAGCTACTACTATTAATGCTCCTATGATAATTTCTGCAATTTCGTTGTGATTTTTCATTTTGTTTCAGTTGTGTTAAATGGCATTTCCATTGAGTGATAGGCTTTTCTTGTTTCTTGAATTACGTGGTTAAAATATTCTTCTGCATCGTAGTAAGTTAGTCTTGTCTGTCCATCTAATTTACATCCAAACTCGCTTAATACTGCATAGCCTATTTCTAATTTGTAAAGTGTTACTGTTACTAAATGCTCTTTTGAAAACGTATTAGTAAATGTTAGTGATGTTATTTTTTCCATTTTTGTTTAGTTGTTTAAAATTTAATAAAAGCTGTCTTTCCAGCTTGTCAACCCTGTACGAATACTGTGGGATTTTTTATCTTTATCCTCTTACACCACCATTGTAACCTCTTTTTAGTTTACCATAGTAATGCTTTTGAAAATTAGGTTTGTCAGCTTTAAACATTTGAAAAGCATCTTTAATGTTAGAAGCACAATAGTAAATTTCTGTTGGTCTACCCATACTATCAATTACATTGTAATAATTTGCTTGTGTTGTTGCAGTTGTCATAATTTTTATTTCCGTTAATTGTTTGACAAATGTACAACTATTTATTACAAAACATAATAATTTTTTTATTAATTTTATAAGTGTTTGATAATTAGCGTATTTATTTTTTGAAACGACATAAAAAAACCCAAATAACTTAATATTTGGGCTAATGTTTTGTATTCAATATGTCAGTTCAAAACTGATATTATTACTTTTAGATATTACTTTTGTGTTAAAATAGCACAAATACGGTACTTAAAATGTGATTTTTTCACATTTAGCTTGTCCCAAATATGCGCTAAATTTGGGACTTACTTATTTCGTATTGGTGCAAAAAGTTTCCAAGTTTATCTACTAATTTTTCATCTAACCAACTTTCAGAATCAGCATAGAACAACAAGCAATGCATCAGTTCGTGGTAAAACGTTGCATCTATAATTTCTTGCTTATAATCTACCCAAACTTTTTTACTCTTAAATTTATTTGCTATTATTATTTTGTTTTCAAATGGTATGAATTGCCCGTAGCATTTATTTTTATGACAATAAAGATTGTCAATAATTACTTCAATCGTTTGCCCTAATATTTGAAAGCTACTTATCATAACTCCATTAGTTCATTTATTGCAGTTGTTCCGTTTATAACTACTCCACAACCTATCGCAGGTTTCTTTCCGTATTTAGCATAACTAAACGCAATATGCTTGTGATTGATACCACAACCTACTTGCATTCCGAATATCTTAAAGTTAGCACCTACAAACCATTCAGTATATGCTTGTGTATGCAAATGACCTTGTACAGTTGACATCATATCACCTTTGCATTTAACCTTTGCTGTGCCACCTTCTCCGTGTAAATATTGAACACCATCAATTATATGCCTTTCAACAAATTTCCAAGTTGGTACTTCAAGAACATCTTTGTAATCTTTTATCCATTTGCTTGATATTCCACCAGTCTGTGCTTTTCGCATAATAAGTCTATCGTGATTACCAATTATAACAGTTGCATTAGGAAAGTAATCGTGCCATTTCTTAAGTTTGCTAATTGCAAACTCTAACTCGTCACCGCCACCAATTGAATCAGGTATTGTTTCGTGGTAACTTGCAAAATGATTATCTACTATATCGCCTATAAACACAACTTCATTGCATCCGTAAATAGCATAAACATCTTTGCAGAACTCAAAATAACCATCTAAACAAAAAGGTTCGTGTAAGTCACCAATGACTAACACTTTGTTTTCTTTCCTTTCGGTTTTCAATGA